ATTGGCTAATCCCACAAATTGTAGGCTACCTGGTACTCCTGTAGTAAATGCTGCGGTAAAACGTGTAACTATACCCTGTCCTGGGCGATAACGCATGAATCGTTTTGAACGTAGCACACCATATCCACCTTGTGTTGTACCAGTTGCAACCTTGAACATCTGATTGACTGATCCTGCCACTGACCCTGTGCCATTGGTATATGTTTGAATAACATCGGGTGTAGTTCCGTATATACCATCAAGCTGTATAACTGCTGTGGGACTGATTGCTAAAGGTTCGCCAAATGCTGACACCTGACCCGCAATACTGGGCGCACTCAATTTTGCAGCCACACGAATCTGCGGTTTGCCGGCCAAGTCGTATTCCATGGCACGGTGTAGATCTAGTAGATTGGTTTCTTGTGGATGCTCGTAGTTTGTAGTGTTTTGTCTTCGATCGCCTCGGCCGGCGCTGGGTTTAACATAGGCCATTGATTATAATCCGTATGTGGCTTTGGTAGCATTAAAATTTTGCAACACTTGTGCCGCAGTTAGTTCAGTACCATAACATAAAACTTGACCTACACGACCTTTCAATAAGTTACCTGTTACATAAGCTGCCACACTGGCTGTTCCGGTACCTGGGTGTGCTGTTTTCTGAACTGTGTATGTGCTGTCTGGTGTGCCATTTATATACAATGTCATACCATTAGCAGTGCTAAATGTCAGTGTTACATTGTACCAGGTGTTTAAGTTAATAGTAGCAGTGGATGGAAAAGCAGTGAAGCTACCCCAATCACTGTGTCCGCAATAAATTTTCTTATCTATAGCAGCCTGTGGTCCCATGTAGATAAAATGACCGTCGCCACTGAATATGTTGTTGTCTTGATAGCCGTTTAGATAGAACCATGCTGACTTGGTATATACAGCATTGGGTACCACGCCTGTTGTAGCGCCATTGGCATATTGCGTGGTTCCGTTAAACGTAAAGTAACTGGGAGTACCTGAAGTATATGTTGGTGATCCCACCAAGGTCATGTTTGCTGCTGCGCCGGCCAGATCAGTCCATGTAGTTCCTGTGCCCGGATAGCTATTGACATCATTGGGGTCAAGATTCAATCTCAAACCAGAAACAATAACTCCTGATCCTGACACCCAAGGTCTGCCCAAAATTAATCCATTGGGTTGTGGATTATCTACAATGTTGTTGCCGCTGTATCGTGTGGGCAATTCGGTAATGTCATAAGTGGATCTTGGATTACCGTCTGCTGCTCGGTCAAGCTCTGATAAATTTAATTTTGCTCGTTGTTTTAATTCTTTTGTGGCCAACCTATCAATCACATTGGCTGTTCTAAATGTTGCATTTGAGTTGATACCCAAAGAGGTAAGAGTAGCACTGCCGTTGGATAAAACACTATTATTATAAACCAATTCGTACCAGCTGCTATCCCAATTAGCCGTTGCGTTTATGGTGGTCTTTACCTGTGTGATTGTGTTGGTAGTGTCTACGTTGTAGCTGTTGTAGACCGCAGTGTTTAATAAGCTTTGTACAGAAATAGTTATAGCTGCCACGATTACATCCTTGCCTGATATCCAGGGTACATACTGGGTGCATTGGTTCTGATATCTGCAGGATTTTTGCTATGATGCACATCGTCCCCGGCTGGAAATGCTGCTGTGACCGGTGCTACTACTTCAGTTGGTGTGTTAGCATATTCCGCATCATCAAAGTCTAAAATTCCTGCAAGACGCTGCATGTCTGCTATTTGTTCTTGTGGCTCCGCTTCAATTGCGATTGCCACTACAGGTTCAGCGGGCTGATCTGCTGTATCAATAATGTCTAATACGCTGCGGATAATGTCAGTGATCTTCATACCAGTATTTAGCAAAAAGAAACCCGCCTGGGGCGGGTTAATGTGTTACAGGAGAAGAACGCATTTACTGCACTACATAATTTTCCATTTCAAAATAAGTATTACCACGTGCAACACTAGCTTCAATAGTTTCATCCCAATCACCACTTGCTAGATTACCAAATCTGTTCTCTGCTGCGATTTCAATGGCATTGACCAAGATCATTAATGCTTCGCGATACTCGTCGTTTTCAATTGAGCCTATGTGCTCGCGCATGTAATCAATAAGTGCTTCCATTTGATCGGTGTCTAAATCTGCAATTTGCACTTGATCGGTAAGAATATCATCAACTAGATTTTCCACATCCATCACAGACTCCTGATATAATTGATTACTTCAGTGGCTTCTGGAAAGCCTTCACGCTCTTTGACTTCTACCACTTCATCAATCATTTCCAATTGCATGGTATGTAGGGCGTCAAGTTGATGCTGGATGATCTGTCGCTTGCGGCTAAGTCCTCGGGCATAGCGAATTTCTTGGCGTGCGCTGTTAAATGCATTACTAAAGTCTTTGGGTTCCATCAAAACTCCTGGTTGCGATGTTTGGCATTACGCTTGTATTGTACTTTTTTATTTTCTACCGTGCGAGCCTTGAACGGACTGTCACGCTCAAACAGGACCCGATGGGCTCGTGTTTTTTGGTACGGTATTTTTACTATAGTTTTCATGATTAGATATTAACTGCTTCTCGATGCACTGTGAATCGATACAATGCACTACACTCCAAAATAAATTGCGGGCCTACATCCATGCTTACATAATCTTCACCCTGCATGCCTTGCTCACTGTAACTTAAATCCAAAATTGCATCTGGACTGAATCCAAAATGATTTTCCATGCAAGTAAGGAATGAGTGCTTCCACCCCATATCCGAATAAATTAAACCGTCTACGTCAACGTTCCAATCACCTACATCGAAGTAAGCTCGCAATTCGCCAAAGTCACCTTCTTCATTCACATAGGCCAATTCTACACGATTGATCCTAACCGTTTTAGTCTGCATGGACCAATAACCATTACCGTCGGTCCTAGTGACAAAATTAACCAGACGATCAAACATTATTTTGCCTCCAACTCTTGAATTTGCTTCCACAGTTTTTGACGCTGGAAGTCGATAGCATGGTTAGTCATTTCGTCGTATTCACCTGCCATCTCATCCAGATGCACGAGCTCTTCGTACAGCACATCTATTAAGTTTTGGTCTCCCATTGAATTACCCTTTCATAGGAGCGACAGCACTACCGTCGCCCATAATGTAAGTAAATAGAACCCACTTCGCACGGTTCAGTTGCTGTCGTGCATCTTCGGCTCGCATAAAGTCAACTTCGCCATACTCGGTATTAGTCATCTCTTGTGCATCACTCATCATGCCAGCAACAACCATTGCAGGACCGCTCAGTTTAAAAGTAATGCTAGACTCTACTGCTTCACGCATTTGTGCTTCGGTGCAACCGTACATAGAAACTTCGCGAATTTCTTGGGTAGTAAGACCTTCAAATGCTGTTCTCATTTGTTACGCTCCTTATTAATTACTATACAGTGATTATAGCAAAATGGGTATTTTTGGTCTACCAAAATTTAAACAAGCTTTGGAGTTACAGCAACTAGATTTAGTGTTTTGTCGTAGTTAAAAAATGCAGCAAAGTCTGAGATGGCCTCTGCACGAGTGGTCACAGGCGCTAAAAAACTGTAGGTTTTGTTAGTTGCTGTTTTGTAAACGACTACAAACATGTACGCTCCTTATTAATTACTTATTATAATCCAAAACATATAGGTCCTATGTTAACAATTTTACAACTAATCCAATTGTATAAATTGCAAGAAGTGTTGCATTTATAACAATAAGACTCCACTCACGCCATTTAATGGCTACTATGAGCCATAAAAATGCCCCTACATTGAGTAGGGCTGGTCCTAGTGGGTAAATGTTAATGCTAGTGCAAATGGCTCCTGCAATTGTTACAAAAGTTGCAAGCCACTTGATATAAAATGTCATGTCCTTTTTCATGCTCTAAGTATAGCAAAAAAGGACCTTTTGGGTCAACCGTTAATTTTTATGTAAAAGTCAGGTTTTAGACGACTCTTAACATTTTCATAATGAGGGAAAAAAACTTGATCGGACGTTGTTGGGCACATTCTACACAATGTGTTGTGCGGCTTACCAAAATTATCTACCCATGCTTGTAATTCTTGATCGCTGCAATCCAAACTCAATCCTGTGTTTAAATATGGTTGCCAATCAGGATCGTCTAACTGAGCATGATCGCCTAACACTCGATGCAACATGCCCACGCTGGAACATTTATACAGTCGGCCATCTTCTAATAGCGGACAGATTTGTTGATTGCAAATTTGGAAAGCTTGCGTCGGATCATTGTCGTAAGGCTTCATGGTACCATACTCGCCGCGATAAGTTTTCATAAAAGTGGGTACTTTTGCTATTTCAAGGTCCAAAATATGTTTTTGATTGAAATATCTACCGTCTACAATTTCCCAATCAAATCTTGATAATATGGTATTAACCATGTCCGTAAAATAAGGCTCCCCGGGTTGATGTTCGGATACTTTGAGAAAGATCATTCCGTATTCCTCCATGCAATCCAATATCCATTTATTTTTATGAAACAGTTGCCCGTTGGTTAACATCATTAAAGTTACATATGGATAGTTCTCTTTAAATTGTCTCACCCATGTTTCCAGTTCGGGATTTAAAAAGGGTTCGCCGCCTATCAAGCTAAAGCAGTCTACTCGCATGCGACTAAACAATTTGTCAAACCATGGGCGAGCTGTTTCCCATTTTACGTATCCTCCACTCATACCATAATCACTGTAATTGGTACACCAACGACAGGACAGTGTACAGGCATAGGTAACCATGGTTTCCAATAAAGGTATTCTTGGAAAATGATCCGTTGCTGAGAGATAATCTTCGGCACATAAATATTGTTTCATAGTGATTTCTTATGCATTTTCTAATAACAGGCGATAGTTGGAGTCAGGGCGAATGGGATAAACTACCATATTATCATGTTGCACACAAAGGTGTAGAACAGTATTTAATCGACGATGGTAACACAGTAACAAATGTAGGCCGGGGAGGTTATAACAATAACGAAAGCCTTGCAGCGATTCCTCTGATTGATTTTGACCATTTAGTTTATTTCTATACTGATCCGTTACGACAAGCAACCGAAGATGAAATTCGACACAAACTACCTTTTGATATAATTAACTCGCATAAGTTTGAAATATCAAATAAATTTTTTCAAATAAAACATAAAACAAACTGCCAGATAACAGTTATCGGAGGTTGTGCCAAGTACCAGGGCGACATAAAAAATATAGATTATGTTGTACCTAGTCTAAGCGAACTACTGGTGTCCAAGTTTCATGATAGCGAGTACATGACCAGTAGAGAGTGGGAAGAGCATTTTTTCAAACACGAAAAACAATTTAGCACGGAACAAAAATCTCAATGGCTGACAGTAATGACCCGAGCCGGCGAAAAGTACACAGTATGGAATAAAAATAAAGATTTATTTTGGCCTGATGGTTTACATTCTAATAGAAAAGGCCATTTGATTCTATATCAACATCTAAAAAAATTATGGTTCAATGAATAGTTAAATCTTCATTGAATTGTGTAAGGTCAATAACACCTAATATCTTCATAATTTTTTGTATATTTTTTGGCGGCTTGTCAGGTGGAAATTCTGGTATAAACGCAAACTTCAAATTACCTTCTGCGTCAAAGATAAATCCATAATCCTCTTCGCCAATTTCTTCGTCGTAATCTTGAACAGCATCTTCAACTGTTAATTCTAGGCGTTTGCTCACGGCTGCCTCCTATTTCTAGTATTTATGGATTACTTGAATAGGATTAACGCCATGAGTGAAGCCTGAATAACAAAGCCAAATCCAATAGTGACTATATTAAGCATATCACGCAGTAATACTGCTCGCCCAAACAACAGCACTAAACCCAACCACAAAAACATTACAACATCAACACTAGGTGTTGAGTCAGTAAGTCCTGTTAGCAGAGCTAGTAGTGTAGGAATGGTAGCGGCGTGTAATGCAATAGCCGCTAGCCAACCCATAGTTTCAGCTGAGATCTTGTTAAAATGCGTAGAGAAGAACTCTACCACATTACCCTTAATTTTTTCCAAATCAATTTTGCTTGAATTTTCCATTTTAGATATAGGTTTTACTCGAGAGGTTGAACTTAATATGGGCATTTAATACTATCCTGCTTAACTACCATAAAAAATATGGCGCCCTATTTTTGCAATGGGTTTTTTACCCCACTCGGGCTTGACGTAGTCAGCATGATAGTACATAGCATTTTTGAGACTGGGCAAACGAAATCCTTCTAATAGAACCTTTTTGGCAACTTCTGCACTTTCATTGTACAAGGGTTGATAAACAGGTTTTACGCGATGAGTTCCGTCACAGTACCAGGAGAACTGGCAAACTACTTTAGAGTAGATCACGTTCTTCTGATATACTACAGCACAGATGTCATTGGGAAACTGACTACTGTTTGCACGATTGAGTGTAACTTGAGCCACAGCAACTTTTCCTTCAAATGGTTCGCTGGCAGCTTCCCAATAAATGTTTTGAGTCAAGCAACGCAGTTGGCGAGCACGTTCCTCCCCGCTGACTGGTCGCATCGCAGACATCTCTGCTTTCTCAGCCTGTAAGGCTTCGAATTTGTTTTTGGTTACCTCTACCAAGGCGTATGTGGCCAACCACATACCAAAAACGATTGATACAAATTTTGCAATGTTAGGCAAATATTGTCTCATCTATTTTTCCCTCCTTATTAAGGTTGTAGTTTTATATAACTTCATAATTTTTGAGAAAACAACTGCTTTAACCCCATAATAATGGTATATTATAGCAGTTTTCCTGATTTTTTACAAGTTAAGTGGGTAGTTAATCGCCCACAAAGACATAACTGGTCCAGCATGTGGTCCGGTACCGTGGCCGGCAACCGCATCACCTTTTACACTAATCGGCGCTCCGTTTACAACCACACTAGGAACTCCTGGTCCCGTAATTGTACCCCCGGCGCTGTCAACACCTACTCTACTTACTCCAGGCATTAGGTAATAATACTCCCACGTGTGACTGGTTCAATACCGGTGGTTGTTTTAATGTAGTGCTTTTGCATTTGGTCAATACTAGGAGCATGCATGATAACATGCTCTTTTCGTAGAACAACATTTACATCTGAATCAGCAGTAAATAAACTTTGAATTAATCCCATTCCTTGCGGACCGGGCATTACAGTACATGGCTTGGCGATTTCAAAACCTTCAGGGCCAGCATCTACAATTCGACCAACAATCTCGTCGCCATTTACAATTTTGAAACTGACAATATCGCCTTCTTGATAACCTTTTGAAATTAACATCTTAACCTTTCAACTGTTGAAAAAATTCTGCCGGTTTAGAATTCAATCCGTTGAAACCACCAGGAATCAATTCATAACCATGAAAAATTTGTGGAACACTTCTTAAGCCTTTATCTAACAACATCTGTCGTGATTCTGCATCGTTCTCGATGTTAACTTCTGTGTATTGAACGCCCCGGCTTTCTAATAATGCTTTTGCACGATCACAAAATGGGCAATTGTTTTTTGAATATATTGTTACCATTACAAACTGAATCCTTTAAATGTATTATTATCAACGTCTTGTTTTGTACCACCAATTACATAACTACTAATCTCTGTTTCTTGTGGCGCTACTTGAACTTCTGCACCGGCGATCCATTTTTGTGTCCATGGTAAAGGATTTGAACCAGGTTTCATGCCGCAGTCTAGGCCGACTGCTGTCATACGCTTGCAGGTCAGCCAGTCTACATAATGACACAACAATTGTTCGTTAAGACCAATCATTGATCCATCTTTGAACAAATAATGTGCCCAGGCTTTTTCCTGCGCTGCGGCTGCTAAAAACATTGCTGTACATTCGGCACGAGTTTCTTCTTTTATAGAAGCATAATCAGGATCATCCTGTGGTAGCAATTTGAGAAGGGTTTGCGTTGACCCTAAATGAACATTTTCATCTCGTGCAATCAATTTGATTATTTTAGCATTGCCTTCCATCTTTTTCAATTCTGCAAAGGCCCAACTACAAGCAAAAGACACGTAGAATCGAATACCTTCCAAGGCATTTACTGAGTTAAGGCATAACCACAATTTCTTTTTTAACTCACGACGATCAACAATAACTGTTTGGCCATTTACTGAATGATTACCTACACCTAACAAATTGTAATACTGAACACTATCAATTAAGTCATCATAGTATTTGCTGATATCCTTGGCACAGTTTACAATATCTTGGATGTCAGTTAACTCATCAAAAACAACACTAGGATCACTATAAACATTCCTAATAATATGAGTGTAACTGCGGCTATGAATAGTCTCATTAAATGCCCAAGTTTGAATCCAAGTTTCCAGCTCAGGAATAGTAGCAATGGGAAGGAAAGCAAGGTTAGGACTACGGCCTTGAACACTATCAAGAAGGATTTGTCGCTTAAGATTGCTAGTAAAAATGTGTTGTTCATGTTCGGTGAGTTCTTTGAAGTCCTTGGCATCTCTTAGTACGTCGACTTCTTCGGGTCGCCAAAAAAAGCCTAACTGTTTGTCTGTCAGTTTGTCAAACTGTCTATACTTTAGTGTGTCATATCGTTGAATAGGTTGTGCGCCTGATACATCTAAAAATGCCAACGCTTCTGTATGTTTGTTCTTGTTATTAATATTAAACACGCTCATTAAAACTGATCCTTTTCGGTACTGTGTGCCATTGCTGCTGTTGACTTCGCTCCTACTGCTTCACTGATTAAATCAAAATAACCAACACCTACTTCACGTTGATGTTTGACTGTGGTAAAGCCTCGACTTTGTGCTGCAAATTCACGCTCTTGCATTTCACTATACCCGGCCATACCACGCTGCCTGTATGCTTCTGCAAGTTCAAATGTAGCAAGATTGTTGCAGTGGAAACCAGCAAGAGTAATGAACTGAAACTTGTATCCTAGTTTACCCAATTCTTGTT